GTTCAGGTGGTCACAGACGCCGCGAGCGCCGAGGCCGCTGACGGAGCCGTCCGGCCGACTGTTCCAGGCCGAGGCCCGAGAGCCCGCGCTGGAGCCGAAGCCCCAGTTCGCGCCGAACAGCGGCGCTCGGATGCTGTGCGTGTAGATGTCGCCACGGCCGTCCGCCCAATCGTTCCAGGTGGCGCTGCCGGTCGCCGAGGTACCGTTGATGTCGGCGCCCCACTGGTACATGACGCCGGTCGCCTGCTCCACGCCGCACGCCGAGCGATGGCCTGCCTGGTGCTGGGTGGTACCCGGGTCGGCGCCCACGGCCTGACGCTCGACCACGCCGTAGGCCAGGGCGGTGAACTCCTGGTAGTGCGGGAAGCGCTTGCCGGCGGCGGACAGAATGTCGTTGAACGACCACCAGCTGCCGGAGGTGTAGGTCGCCGTACCGTTGCCGCCGTACTCGGCTGGGATCTTCGGCAGGCTGCTGCCGTCGGCGATCTGCTGGCCGTTGCGGCTGTAGCCGTTGAGGGCGTAGTCCACGTCCACCAGGTAGATGTCGGCCCAGAGGCGGCCGTCGAGCGACAGCACCATGCCGCGCGGGTTGGGTGCGGATGGGCGCCAGTTGAGATCCCACAGCGAGGTGGCGACGATCTCGCCCGCGCCGGCCGAGGCATGGAAACCACCCACGACACGCTCGCCGGCAGGCGCGGCGCTATCGGCGTCCACTGCCTGCAGTGCGCCCGCGTCAGAGGCATAGATCGTGAAGTCGGTGCCGGCGGAGAGCGCGGGCAGCGTCACCGCGGTACCGGCAGCGATCTCGACGATGGTGGAGCCCACCACCAGGGCGAGGGCGCTGGCCGTCTCCAGGGTAGTAGCCGTTGGCGCGGTCCATGCGGCCTGGCTGCCGTCGGCCTTGACGAACGCCGTGGCCGTCACCGCCGACAGGCTGGCGATGTCGGTTTCGTTGTCGTTCGCCTTCTGCTGCGCCGTCAGTACGGCCGCCATCCATTCCGCCGCGGTGCGGGTATCGACGGTCTGGTCAGCAGTGATATCGAACTGGTTGGGGTCGCCGAAGGAGGCCGCCTTGTTGGCGTAGTGCTTGGCCGAGTACTCGCCGCCGGCGACTTCGACGTCCTCGGCTTCGCTGGCCCACTGCTGGGCCAGACCTTCCGATGTCGAGGCGTTGCTCGCCGAGCCGCTGGCAGCGGTGGCGCTGTTGCTGGCATCGGTGGCGCTGCTCTCGGCGGCCGCTGCAGCATCGATGGCGTCCTGGCGGGCCTGGTTGTAGTCGGCACTGCGCACCAGCATCGACGCCCAGTAGGTGCCGCCACCAGTCTCGTTGGGACCGGTACCGGTGACGGGGGCGATGCAGACGTAGGACTGGCCATCGTCCTCGACGCAGTCGTACTCCAGATAGCTGGTCAGTGGATCGTAGGCGCCCTTCCAGTTGAAGCGCACGCGGCCAAGGTTGAGAGTCGGCATTACAGGGTTACCTCCAGTTCACCGGCGGCATTGACAGAGAAGTTGCTGGCGTCGGAGTAGCCGGCGAAGTGCGCGATCAGGTCCGGGCCGCTCAGCTCGAAGTTGAGGAAGTCCATGGTGGTGGTGTCGTTGATGTTCTGCGCCACCAGCTCGGCCTCGTCGGCGGCATCACTGGCGGTCTGAGCGTCGGTCGCCACCTGCTGGGCGGTGGTGGTGACGTTGCTCTCGACGCCCTGGATATTGCTTTCGCTGGTGGCGGCGGCAGCGGCCGAGTTGCTGGCATCGCTGGCCGCCTGGGTGGCGGTGGCCTCGGCGCTGGTGGCGCTCTGCTCCAGGGTCTCGACGCGCCCCTCGGCGGCCTCCACCTCATCGCGGTAGCCGCGGGCCGCCTGCTCGCTGCCCTGGGCATCGATGGCGTAGTAGCGGGCACCCCTGAGCACGCCCTCGATCGGGTCGAGGCTGAGCGACCACTGCTTGGAGGAGTCTCGGTACTGCTCGGACAGATCGCGCGCCGCCTCGGCCGCGATGCGTTCCTGGCGCACGGTGTCGGCGTCGATGGCCAGGTACCACTTGCTGGTATTGCCGAAGTCGGAGGTGGCGCCCGAGGTATGCTGGACGATCGAGACGTAGAGGTTGGTGGTGACCGGGTCGCGCACCACGTCGTTGAGGAAGTAGGTGGTATTGGCCTGCCAGTCGCCGCGTGAGTAGAAGCCCGACACCAGCGCCAGGTTGCCGGCATCATCGAAGCCCAGCACGCGGTTGCGGCGCTGGAGGGCGGTGGCGTCGAACTCCTGGCTGGACATGCCCGCCTCGTAGGGAAACTTCAGGGCCCGGACCGTCTCCTGCTCGACCCCGTCGAAGCCGGCGGCGACCTGGTCGAACTTCTCATCGACGGCCTCGCCTTCGGCCGTGGTGCCGGGCTGGAAGCGCTGGCCCTGGTCGCTGTTGTCGTAGAAGTCGTTAGCCACGGCGGTTCCTCCGAACATCGAAGTGCAGGTCATAACCCAGCAGCTCATGCGGCGCGCTGGATGATTCCGAGAAGATCGCGAAGTTGATCGAGGTGCCGGTACCGCTCACGTCCAGCGGCTCCTGCCCCAGGCTGGGTACCGACCAGTTGAACTCGTTCCAGTTGGCCACGCCCCACAGGCCACCACCGAGCATGAAGTCGATGGGGTCGCGACGGGGACGGCCGGTCTCTCGGTCGCCATAGTCGAAGTCGGGCTGAACCCAGATGCGGGCATCGCTGCCGGCGCGAATATCCCAGAAGGCGCGGCGGAAGCGCTTGCGGGTGCTGGGGGCCTTGAGGTCGGTGAAGGCCAGGGTCAGGAAGGCGCGGATCGGCGCACCGTTGAAATCCTGCCCATAGTCGAGGCGATAGACCTTGCCCTGGTCGTCGCCGAACAGCAGCACCTCTTCACCGCTGGATAGCTCACCGGTATGAGCCACGGCCACCTGGTCGGGGTATTCGACCTGGGTGATGCCGTTGGCGCTCATGTAAAAGCCGGTCCCGTTGTCGAACCACACGCGGTACTGCGCCTTGGACTTGGAGACGCTGCTGGCCACCACGCGGTCGGACAGGCTGTTGGCAGTGAACAGCGGCTCGACGACGCGCCCCGGCTGAAGCGGCGTGAAGTCGCCGAACTCCTGGGCGGCCTGCAGGGTGGCGATGCCTCGCTCGCCGACGAAGTACGGCGCCATCAGCGACTGCGCCGAATAACTGCGCGCCCCAGCGCCGGGTACCGTGACCTCGAGCTGGAAGTCGGCGGCACTGGTGCCGCGCAGGGTCTGGAGGGAGTCGCGTGTCAACACGTGCATGACGCCGCCCACGCCCGGCACGATGCCGGTCAGGCGCTGGCCGACGCCGATCTCGCCTGCCCCGCCCGTGCTGGCATCCCAGCCAGACGGGTCGCCGATGTTGGAGAACTGAAGGCTGCCGGCCACGAACCCGAGGAACAGGTGGTTGTGATGCAAGGCGATCATGGTGGCGCCGCTGGGTGCACTGGTCAGCACCGTCAAGGTGCCATCCTGGGCCAGCTCGAAAGGCTGGGCGCCACCGACGCCGTACAGGGCGTTGCCGGTGTCCGTGGCGTAGGCGTTGCCCTCGTCGAACTCATGGCGGGAAGCCGCCAGCTCGCCGCCGGTACCGACCACCTCCCATGAGAGTTCGTCCGTGGTCAGCCGGTACAGCGTGGCGGTGCCGCCAGCGACGTCCTCGCGGATCGCGTAGTGGCGATCGTAGAAGGTGGCCACGCCCAGCACTGCGCCCTGGCCGGGCACCTCGGGACCGAACTGAGTGTAGCCCTCGATGCGTCGGTAGCCGCCGGTCACCGGGCACTCGTAGTTGATGCACGAGAGCGCGGCGCCGGGCTTGAGCTGACGCGGCGGCGTGACCAGGTCCAGCCCGCCACCGAGCGGGATGTAGGCGGATCGGCTCATGCCAGCGTCCCCGCGAATGTCATGTCAGGCAGCTCGCGCAACTCCATCTGTGTCGTGATGCCCTGCTCGCCGAGACGGGCGGCCTGGGCCACCTCGGAAGCGTTCTCGTAGAACGCATAGGCGAGCATCGCCCGGTACACGATGGCCATGTGGTATTGCGCCGGCATGCGTGGCACGTCGCCGTTGTCGGCCAGCAACTGCGGAGTGCGGTAATACTCGAAGGTCAGCTCGCCATCCTGGTCGGGCGCGGTGTCCATCATCAGCTTGCCGTCCGGCGTCAGCGTGATGACGGAGGGGTGGTCGCGCCCACTATCCTCGAGGTGGCGCTCACGGAACTTGTGCCACGGCATCGCGCGAAGTCGATGGCCGACGACGCGCAGCGTGGCGTCGTCCCAGTGATCGAGGTCCGCCGGCGCCGAGTAGTCGCGATAGGCCGTCTCGACGCTGATCGCCGCTTGGCTCCAGGCGAAGCGCCACTCGCGGCGCTCCAGCTGGATCTCTTGCCAGGCCTGTCGCACCCAGGCGATCAGGCGCGCGTACTCGCCATGCTGGCCGGTGACAGACGCAGGACCTGTCCCGGCCGCGCCCACCTCCTGGCGCAGCCGCTGGCACAGCTCGAGGAAGGTCATGGCTTACTCCTCGACGCTGAGGACCGTGTAGGGGTAGGAAGGCACCTGCACCCACTCCTCGGTCTCGGTGTCGAGACGGCTCTCCGTGGCGTTCTTGAGGCTCTGGAACAGGCCCTCGCCGATGGTCACCTGCTCGCCACGCTTGATGCGCACGGTGCGGCCGTTGCAGCCGAGGAACACGGGCTGCTTGTCCTTGCCGTCCTTGTGAATCTCGATGGTGTAGCGCTTCTCGCCCTTGCGCACGGCGATGCCGGTGTCGTCCGACTTGGCCGGGGCGGCGCTGGGGCTGCCCTCGCCCAAGGCCTCGCGCAGCTTCTCGCGGATGGTGTCTTCGGTCGGGTTGCCCTTGAGGGTCACGCCCAGAATCTGCGCCTGCTCCTTGAGCTGGTCCTTGGTCAGGCTGTTGAGGTCGAGGTTGTCGCTCATGGTGGGGGTCTCCTGCGGTCCTCACGGACGGCATTGGTCACAAAGCAGCGAGGCGACCCGGTGGCCGCCTCGCGCGTTACTGGCTCACGCCAGGGTCAGGATCAGGCCAGGTCGGTAGCCGCAACCTCGAGGCGTACCATCCACGCCTCGTTGGCGCGGAAGCCCTTCCAGTAGGTCTTCCAGCCGACCCAGCCGACTTGACCCAGCTTGTCGTTGGAGTCGATCTGGCCGGGCTGACGGATCTTCATCTCCACCGCCTCCTTGCCCTTCAGCGCGATATGCCCGTAGGCATCCTTGCCGAAGTAGACGACGGGGTAGACGTCGGCGTTGGTGCCGGTGGTGGAGACCATGGTGCTGGTGGCGCCGCCGGCGTCCTCGAACGGCTCGAGCACCGGGGTGAGGATGTAGCGCACGTCCTCGACCTTGCCGATCTCGTAGGGCAGCGCCTTCATGGAGCCGTACTTCTCGGTGGGAACGAAGCCCGGCAGGTCGCGGATGTCACCCTCCAGGTGGGTGTGCGCCACGGCGATGTAGGCGGCATCGATGGCCTCGGTGCCGTACTTCACGCTGGAGCTCACCATGCTGGTGACCTTCTTGGCACGCTCGACCTTGAGCTGGCGAGTGACGGCACGCTGCTTGGCCAGGCTGATCGGCGAGTTCACCGCGTTGCGCGCCGAGCCGTTCGCGTAAAAGACATTGGTCCCGCCGCGGAGAATGCCCCACATCAGCGATTCGATAGTCTCGGCGGACTGCTCGCCGGTCATGGTGGTGGCGTCCTTGAGCACCGGATCCTCGGCCAGGTCCTGCACCTTGTCGGTGAGCTCCACCACATCGCCGTACTGGTCGAGGGTGACGGACACGTCCTCGTACTGCATGGCCTTGGAGGTCGGCGCCGAACCTTCGGTCAGCGGCGTGGTCGCCAGGGCCAGCGGTACCGGGCGGCGGAACTTCACCGACTCGGACTTGTTCTTGGGCACCGGCTTGGACATGCCGAACTTAGCCAGGCAGGTGATCGGCTCGGCGTGCTTGAGGTGTTCGGCCATGGCCCAGAATTCGGTGCGCTGGGAAAGGCCGGAGTAGTTGGTCGTTGCCATGGTGTTGGTCCTTATGTGTCAGAAGGGAAAGGCGTATCGCTGCCCTTTCGCTTGCTCACACGGAGGAGCCACACAAGCGCCCCGCGTCCCGGCAGGAGGCAGGGCCTTCGGGTTCGTCCGCTTGCTTGCGGCGGGCTGGATTGTTCGCCTTGGAGTTGGGCGGCCGGGTGGCGGCCTAGCTCTTGCTGGCGAAGTAGTCGAACAGCGCATCCTCGTCGTCGTCGGGGATCTCGCTGCGTCGGCGTCCGCCCCGGTTGGGGACGGTCTGGGCGGCCTGCAGCTGCCGCTGGCGGCGTTGCTGAAGACCCTGGTTGGCCTGGGGCGCGGCTTGGCCCTTGGTCAGCTTGTAGCTCTGCAGCAGGAAGGCGGCATCGGCGGCCTCCTCGCTGTTGGTTAGCTGCTGAACGGCGGGCGGCTGTTCGCGCAGCCAGGCGTGAAAGTCGGGTGTTTGCACCACATCGCGCCAATCAGGGTGCTGGGATTCCAGCGCCTGCTCCTGGGCGCGGTAAGCCTGCTGTTCGGCCTGGGCCTGAATCGGCGATAGCTGCTGCTCGAGCTGGTTGATGCGCTGCTCGTAGCGGCTCTGCATGGCGCCCATCTGCTTCTCGATGGCCCGCGCCATGTCGGGGAAGTCCTGCTTCAGCTCCTCCCACTCGGCGTCGCTGTAACCCGAGCCGTCCGGGTTGTCGCCGGCCTCGCCGCCATTGTCGGCGGACTGGCTGCCCCGCTGCTGGAGCTGCCGATTCTCCTGCTCGAGCTGCTGAATCTTGCGCTGCAAGGCGTTCTGCCGCCCCAGGTCGGACTGGTAGCGGTGCTGCCACTGCTGGGCCTCTCGCTCCAGGCGCTCGACGCGCTGCTCGGCGGTCTCCTGCGGCGGCGCATCGCCCTCGGTGGGCTCATCGTCGCCCGGCTCGCCCTCCTCGCCGTCGCCATCGGCAGCGGCAAAGCGGCCATGCTCGTCACGCGGCTGCCCGGCATCGTCCGGCTCTGGTTCGGGCGAAGCGCCCTTATCACCGGCGAACTCGTTGAACAGGGCGTCTGCCTCCTGATCGTCGGCGTCCTGACGCTCGGGTGCGGCGTTGTCGTTGCGGTCCATGGGTTGCTCCAGCGGCCCTCACGGGCGGCCATCGGTGGGTTACAGGTAGGTATCGGAGACGACGCTGGGCGCGTCATCGGGTGCTGCCAGGTCGAGCAGGCGCTCCAGCTGCTGGATGCGCCCGCGCTGCTGTTCGGAGTGATGGTCGGCGATCAGCGACTCCACAGCATCGGCGCGCTCGGCATCGGCCCATGCCAAGATGGCGCGCCAGGTGTCGCTGTGGCGGTCGATCGGGTGGGGATCAGCCATAGGAGTCGTGCCCCATGTCCATGTTGCGCTCGCGGGCCAAGCGGTCGTTCTGCTGCTCCGTCAGTTGGGCGGCAGCCTTGTCGCGCTCTGTCTGGAGCTTGGCGGCAGTCTTCTGCATCTCGGCTTCGAGCTTGCTGCTCTCCAGCTGCAGCTTCGCCTCGAGCTCGCGCATGGTGATGCCCTCCTTGAGGGCCAGTTCGGCCATACGGGCCTCCTGCTGGCTCTGCAGCTCGGCGGCCTTGTACTGCTGCTCCCACTGCTGCTGCTGGCTCTTGAGCTGCAGGTCGGCCTGATCCTTCTGCGCCCGGTGCTGCTGTTCCTGCTGCTTGAGCTGGATCTCGGCCATCTTGATCTGCGTCTCGGGGTCGCCCTGCTGCTGGCGGGCCTCGCGCTGCTGTTCGATCTCTCCGTCCGGCAGGGTGATGTTCTCGTAGGGCACCTCGAGCGCCTTGGCGATCTCGCGGTCGATGCCGGCCCAGTCGCGCCGGATCGCCAGTTCGGGATTGCCGGCCGAGATGTTGGCGTAGACCAGCAGGTTCTCCTGCTGCTTCTCGCGCACGAGAAGCGCCCCGGAGCCGCGGGCATCCACGGTGTAGTCGCCCTTGACCGCCGGATCCTCTCCGTACTGCATGTTCCAGTCGTAGAAGCGGGTGATGGTGGGCCGGGTGATATCGTCGTCCCAGTTCTTCACCGCGCGGCGCAGCACGATGTTGGCCGAGTTCATCAGCATGGCCATGCCGGAGGAGGTGTCGGTGACGTGGGCTGCCTGCTCGCCCTGGGCGATCAGCGGCAGGTTGGTCTCCTCGTCGGCCAGCTGGCGGGCCATCTGGAAGATCGCGGCGAGCTCGCCCTGGTGGTTGGGGATGGTGAAGCTGGCGAAGGCCTCGCGCACGTCGCGCTGCTTTTCCTTGAGGAAGTAGAGCTTCTTCTTGCCTGGCTGGCTCGACCAGGTACCGTCCGCCGGCTGGATGATCTCGCGGTTGGCGACGATGATGTCGCTCGTGCTCGCCCCGGCATTGTCCATCATCATCCGCCAGCTGGCATTGATGACGCGCTGCGGCTGCCGCATGAGGTAGGGAATGCCGAAGCCGAAGATGGCACTCTCGTCCTTCTCCCAGTTGAACACCGAGTAGGGGCGGTCCTCGGTGTCCATGGGGTTGAGCACCACCTTGAGCACGAAGTTGCCGGAGAAGAACACCACCGCCTCGATCTCGTCATCGAGCTCGTCGATCTCGGCCTCGTCCAGGCGGTCGCCGGCCTCCTCCATGGCGTCGAGCAGCTCGCTCTTGCCGATGGGACCGTGGTACTCCCACACCTCATACTTGGTGTCGCTGCTGATCGAGTCCACGCCAGTAATGGCGCGGATGTCGTTGGTGTGGTCCTTGGCGATCTGGGTGTTGTCCTTGCCCCCTTTGACCACTTCGCGGATCTGCGTGGAAAGGGTGCCGGGCAGTCGCGAGAACTCACGCAGCTGCCGCTTGGTCCACAGGTGACGCTCGAAGAGGTACTCGCACTCGTCAATGGTGCGCGCGCTCATGTCAGGGAAGAAATCCCAGGGATCGACGCGCTCCGCCGAGGGCTCCAGCGCCTCCTCGACGGTCAGCACTGAGGTGCCATCCTCCATCGTGTCCCAGCGCTTCTTGGTGCGCCCCACGATCACCGGGCCCTTGATCACGCCGGTTCCCAGCAGCGCTGCGTCGTGTATCACGTCACGGCACTTGATCTGGTAGCGCCCCTCCTTGAGCTGGTCGTCGATCTCGGCCTGCATCGCCTCGGCTTTCTTCTTCGCCTCGCGCTTGATCGCCTCAGCCTGCTGATAGGCGTCCACCGGCTCGCCGTTGGGGCCGGCCATCTGCTCGCCGGGCTCGATGTTGTCGAGCTCCGGCACCGGCGTGGGACGGATGCCCCAGTTGCGGTCGTCGGTGGGAAACAGCATGTCCTGAAGCCGCGCCTCGGCGGCGTTGGTCTTGTTGCGAGTGATGTTGACGTAGACCCGGGAGCCCTCGGCCTTGTCGAGATTGGCCGAGGTCTGCAGGTCGTACTCGCCGTGGTACTGGCGAATGTCCTCCAGCCAGCGGGTCTCCAGGCTGGCACGCTGCTGCACCTGCTCATGGGCCAGGCGCGACAGGCGGCGCCCGAACACCTGCAGGCGCTCGGCGGCCAGTTCCTGGTCGTCGTGTTGATCGGTCGGATGCATCGGCGCCTCACGGCGTGAAAGGGAATCAGTAGCCGGTCACCGGATCGGCAACCACCGCATCGAGCACGGCGTCGTCGCGACGGCGCACCGGCTCGGCGAAGGTCAGGGCCAGGGCGTCGCCGGCATCGGGGGAGCGCAGGCCACGCTTGCGCATGTCCTCCTTGCTCTCGAGGATGCGGCGGTTGTTGCTGTCGTAGCGGTAGCGCGGCCCGCACACGTCGGCGTGCAGGGCGTCGCTATCGGGAATCATCACCGGCAGGGTCTCGTCGGCCAGCCAGTCGCGCATCTCCCACCACATCTCGGCGCGCTTGTTGCGGTAGCGCTCGGGGTCGCCGGACGCGCCGCCGAAGTTCACCGCCTCGATGATCTCGCCGTGGCCCAACTCCTCGAGGCGATCCACCACGCCGGCGCCGATGCCGCCCACGTCGATAGCCACCTGGGCGGGCTTCTCGCGCTTGATGATAGCGGCGACGATGCCGGCGATTTCCATGGTGCTGCGCTTGCGGTGAATCTCCAGGCTGTAGGCGGCGCGGTTGCGGCGGCGGATGATGGCCGTGCCGTCGTCACCGAAACGGGCTGGGTCCACGCCGATCTTCAGCGGGCCGGTGCCCAGGCACTTGTACTGGCGCGCCGCCACTACCGCCTCGGGCTGGATCAGGGTATCGCCGCCGGAGACCTGGAAGGCCTCCTGCGCGGTCATCGGGTACTCCTGCTTGAACGCGCTCGTGCCGTCGATGCCATCGGCGGAGAGCTCGGCGATCTTGCTGCGGCGGAACATGACCTGGGCATCGTCCAGCCCGTAGGCCTTGGCCAGCGTCTCTTCCTCGCCGGTCAGGCTGAAGTCGTCCGGTACCGGCTTGCGGTATTCCGGCTGCCAGTACCACGGAACGAAGATCGCCAGGTACTCGCTGTCGCCGGCCTCGGCCGCCTGCCACTGCTGGTGGAAGTAGTTGCCGATGCCGTTGGCGGTGGACTCGAGGATGACCTCGGTATCCGGCGCGTCGGGTATCGCCTGCATGACACCCTTGGCATGCTCGGCGGCGTGCGGCCAAAACGCGACCTCGGAGCCGTGGAAGAACTGCAGCGTGGTGCCGCGTCCCACTGACTTGTTGCCGGCGGTGCCGACCTTGTAGCCGCTGTCCAGCCGGTCGAAGACCAGCTCGCGGGCGTTGCTCGCCCCCGTCGATGGCTTGACCAGCGGTGGGCAGTGCTCGTGATAGCGCTCGGCCATCTCAAACAGCGCCGCGGTGGACTCGGCCTCGTGGGTCAGGATGAAAGCGCGCACGCCCTTGCGGTGGCTCACCAGCCAGTAGAAGCGACCCTCGGTGTAGGTCGAAGCGCCCTGCTGTCGCCCCTTGAGGATCAGCGCCCGCACCTTGCCGGTCTGGCGCTTCTGTTCCTCGATGCAGGCATGGATGTGCTGCTGGGCCTGGTTGAGCTGGAACGGCTCGACGGTGCCCGACTTGGCGCGGATCTTCAGGCAGCGCGGCGCGTAGTGCTCGAAGTCGTCGCGCAGGCGGCGGCGAATCTCGCGTTCGCGCTCATTCACTCGAGCGCCTCCAGGGCGTCCTCGTGGCTGATGGCCAGCCCGCCGGAGAGCTCGCGCTGCTCCTTGAACGCCTGAACATCAACGTGCTTGCCCAGCAGCTCCAGGTTCTTCACCTTGTCGGGCCACTTGATCTTCTTGAGCAGGCCAGCGATCTGGCGCTCGTCGCCACTACCCTCCCACATCTCGGCGACATCCATGCCCGACAGGTATGTACGCCAGACCTTGGGCCAGTCTTTGACCGGCTTGACGCCGCCGTCGTCGCTGAGGATGTCGGCCACGTCCATCTGGTCGATCTCGACCAAGCGGGTCAGCACATAGGTGGCATCGATGCCGGTCTTCTCGGATCGTTTGGCCTTGCCTTGGGCGATCAACTCGGCGACATGAGTTTTGCCTAGCAGCTCAGCACCAATGCGCGAGGCGTTCTTCTCGCTGTATCCCGCCTTGATCGCTGACTGCGTGGCATTGAGCGTCTCGAGGTAGTGCTCGACGAATCGCTCCTGCTTCGAGGTCACTTTCGCCATAGTTGATCTTGCGCGGCCCTCACGGGCGGCGCCTCCATTGAATAAGGGCCGGACGCTTCACAGCGTGCGGCGAGGTCGGGCGGCGCCTCACGGCGTGGCCCTATCCCAGGGGAGGGATTCGGTCAGGCCTCCACCTTGTCGTAGGTGGCGGCGAAAATGTCCGGCTTGCAGGGGTAGTGTTCACCCTGAACGCCGGTGATGATCCAGTCGCCAGGCGTGACGATATGCGGTCCTTCCAGCGTGCGGATGAAGTGCTTGCCGCAAAGCGGGCACACTGTATTGACGCCGTCGCAGCCACACTCCGACTCCACCGCTACGTGGTCGCCGGGCTGATGCCACTGCACTGCCTCGATAACAACGGGCTTCTTCCGGTACTTGGCCATTCGGCCTCCTTCGCATGGGATTGAGCGCCCCGCATTGACTCGGGGATGAATGAAGTTGACCCGACAGAACACCCCATGCCCGGGGCGCTCACCGATGCGTTACTTGCGGATGCCCTTCACAAGGTCCATGAAGCCACCGGGCTGCATGCCCAGCTTGCGGGCCTTGTCGTTGGAGCGTTGCTTGATGTTCACACCCTGCACCGCGCCCTGGGCGACGACGGACCAGATCAGCACGTCCACCACGCTCTCCAGCTGTGTGGGGTCCATGATCACCACGGCCACCAGGCCGAAGTTCACGGCGGCGAGTGACAGGGCCAGCATCCAGCCATTGAAGGGGCGCCAGCCGGCACGCCATGCCGAGTCGCTATCGATCTCGGCGCGCATGGTGCGGTTGATCTCGGCGAGGCGTGAGGTCTCGGCCTCCAGGGTCAGCGAGAGGATCTCGCGTTCGTGCTCCTGATCGAGGCGCTTGATCTTCTGCGCCGCTTCCGGGTTCTGCTGGACCGCCTGGCGCACCGCTTCCGGTGACTCGTCAACGCCCAGCACCCGAGCGAGGAGGCCACCAACAGCAGCCCCAGCGGGACCGCCCATAGCACCGCCAGCAGCAGGCGCAATCTTGGCGACCGTCTCGGCGACATCAGACCAATCCATCATGGACCTCCATGCCCGAAGACCTTTATCAGGG